GTAGGTTGATATTTTTTCAAGCTTTCGTTTATCTTTTCGCTGAATAGTGGTTTCATAATGTCCCCCTAATCCCAATAACTTTCGTCGTACTTCATACGTTCCAATTGATCTATGCCAGTTTCTTTAATCTCTTCGCTATAATCATTCATATAGCTTTCATTAGTTAAGAATGTTTTGGGGTACTTTTGATATTGTTTGTCTGTAATAGTTTTTAAATACTCTCGAGTGCCTTGCATGATTTGTTCAAAAGAATGTTTCTTTAAGCATGATTTGAATTTAGTAAAAGACATCTTCTTATCTTTCTTCTTGTCGTAAAGTTTCCACCATTCCTCAAATTGCTCATGCGTAACGTCAGTTGCGCTATTAATTGAACTTAAGTTCTTATCTATATCTTTTTCTTTATCTCTTTCTAATTCTTTATCTAATTCTTTATCTTCTTCTGTTGCGTGACTGTCACGTGACGTCACGTGACCATTTAGCAATTTTCTGTTGTTTTCTCGTTGCTTTTGTTTCCTCAACCTGTTCTGCGCCCTGATTTTCTCGAGTCCTTCGATGTTTTGGTGCTTTTCCCAGTTTGTCACTTTTATGACACCGTTAACTTTTTCAATCATGCCTAATGTCTCAAAAGTTTGTATTGCTAACCTTATCGAGTTGATAGGTCGGCTAAACTCATTTGCTAACATTTCTTCGTTGTACGGCAAATTTTCAGATAGCATAATGTAACCTTGTTCGTTGTACTTTCCTGATAAAGTTAGCAACTTAACCCAAATAGTTATGATCGTATCTCTTTCAGGTAAAGCTTCGATATATTTGATTTTGCTGTCATCAAACATGCCAACTTTAAGTTTTATCCACGATACTTCTCCCATTGTCTTCTCCTTTCAGCGCTTTTATTTTGTCCGGTATTTCCCAGTTAGATATGAATTCTTTAAGTTCATCTGTCATAGGTACGTCATTAAGGATTACGTCTGAACCATGTAAATAAAAATTAATTTTATTAAACATGAGAGCAGTCTCATAAATATTTTTTGACCATCCAATATGATATGTCTTTCTTTTATAAGTTATTTGCGCTACATAACCACTTTGAGTTAAATAGACTCCTTTGAACTTACTTTTTCCTCTTCTACGACGTTTTTGGTCTTTGTAAGTTTTGTATTCATATTCAAATATAGAGTCATTTTGATTTTTATGATTCTTATAACCTTGTCCGTCCCAATATTTATCTACTGCGCTGTTGTATGCTTTAGCTGCCTCCCATTCATTAACAAAACTACCTAAATATTTAGATTTGCTATCAATTTTTATTACAGCAGACCATTTTTTTGTTTTTCGATTTAAATAAACACCTTTATAGATACTCGAAGTATTTCTTGTAGGCCTTGCCCATCGTTGTTGATAACCAATTGAAGTGATGTTGTTTTTGGTAAAATCATTATTTTTTATTTTTTGAAAACCATTTTCTAATACAAATCCACTTAAGCTAACGTTGAGTGTCTTTGTGTGAATTCTTCTAACGTTATCTACATAAGATTTTGTCCAAATATATTGATTAACTCTCTCATAATCTTCATCATCAACAAAAATTTCTTCTCCATCTTGTAAAAATATCGATTTAACCATTATTCTCTTCCTTTCAGCATTTTATTAAGCCTCTCATCAACTTTTAGCCACGAGTCATGCAAGTGATATTTATCATCAAACGACTTAACGCCAATCGCATGTTGTTCGTTATGATGTTCGCGACATAACGCTAATACATGTTTGTCGTAGTGATTCATCTTGTTTCTGTTCATACCTCTGCCAACTGCTTCATAATGCGCTAGGTCAGCGTGAGGCTTTCCGCATATTACACAGTTGCGGTTGACAGTTGACCAGTATAAGAACGATTTATCTTGTTTCAGCAAGTCGCTTGTTTTGTAGCTAAGTGGTATGTCATTGTAGAACGTCCAGTCAAGCGTTGCTTCAATGATTTGACTTGCTTGTGTTCTCGTACAATTACTTAGTGAAATACGTTCATCATAGCCGTAGTAAGTCCTTACAAACTCGATGAACATATGTCTCATATAGTCCATTGGTTGACCTGTATGTTCTTCTATGTCTTTGACAAGCGCGAATATTTTTCGACGTTGCTTGCCGGTAATTTGAAACGGATCTATGACGCTTACATCGACTTCCACATCAAATCCGTTATCAAGTAGTAATGTTTCTTTATTACCTAATTCAACACCCGAGATGACAACTGTTGTTGTACCGTCATCTTGAGTGATATAACTGGTGATTATTGGCATTTATATCAACTTCTCAAATTTATATTTATTACCATGTATATCAGTAACATCTTTGTGATTACTTTTTATTTTGTCGCTAATATAACTATGACTTCTGCCTAAGAATTTTCCTGCTCTACTCATACTTATAAATTCATATTCGATACCTAAATGATTAATAAGTTTTACAGCCATATTGGTATGCATTAATCCTGTTTCAAATGCATGCCTATTATTTTCCAAGTGATTACACCATTCAAGATTTTCTACATTGTTATTTTTGGGGTTCCCGTCAATATGGTTAATACAAATTTTACCTTCTATCATTGGTATAAAGGCGAATGCCACTAATCTGTGGACTAAAAAATCTTTGCGTTTACCATTTTTCCAAAGGGTTACTCTTACATCTCGACCATTAGGTGTTTTATCTTTTAAATAACGCTGTTTCCAATGCCTCCATTTTTGATAACGGTTAGACCAAGTAACTTTATTTTTGTGAGTTCTAACTCTACCTTTACTGCTTACTTCGTATATGCCCTCGTAACCTACAACATCTTTCCATAATTCGTTCATCTAACGCCTCCTAAAAAGGAAGATCCTCTATAGAGTCTGCGTTGTTATCAAAAGGGTTATTGCCAGATTGTGTTTGTCCTTGTTGTTGGTAATTGTTGTTTGGTTGTTGGTTGTTATTCTTCGGTTCTAGGAATTGGACACTGTCACATACAACTTCGGTAACGAATACACGACGACCTTCTTGATTTTCATAACTACGTGATTGTAGGCGACCGTCAACACCAGCTAATGATCCTTTTGATAAATAGTTATTCACGTTATCTGCTTGTTTTCTAAAAGTTACACAATTAATAAAATCTGCCTCACGTTCTCCTTGTGCGTTTGTGAATGTTCTATTGACTGCAAGAGTGAAAGTAGCTACACTTACACCGTTTGGCGTTGTTCTGAATTCTGGGTCTTTTGTTAAGCGTCCTACTAAAACTACTCTGTTTAACATTATCGTTTTCCTCCAGTAATTGTTTTTGCGTTATTTCGTATTTTTTGAATAGCTTCTGCTGCTTGTTTTTCTGTTAATTTATAGTTATTTATGTCGAATTTTTGTTCTACTATATTTTGTGGCGCTTCTTTATCCGTGCCCTTTATCAATTTAGTGAAACTTATAACCTCTTTCTTTAAAATCCCTATAGTTTCGCTACTTGCCCATTGCGTTCTAGTTTGCTGTTTTGGATTATTATTTTTTCCACTTGCTTCATTTCCGTCATCGTCTTGGTCACTAGTAATACCGAAAATCGCAGATAGCGAATAACGTTTAAGATAACTTATTAACGAGCCTGCTCCTTGTGGCGTATTCTTTTCTGCATTCATAAATACAGGATCATACTCGATATATTCACCGCTTTCATGCATAAGCATTGTAGCGACTCCTACGCGCCCGTCTACATCGTTCAAAGCCCATTGAGTATAAGACAGTCCATGAGGTGTTGCGGCCTCGTCAATGGCTTCTACAACGTTCTCAAGAGGTACGTATTTTGATTTAAAAAATGGATTGTTTTTATCTTTGAGCGGTTGTTTTACTTCCTTGCGAAATGCAACCATAGCTTTATTTATTTCAACAACTGTTTCTGATTTATTCATCACTTAATCACCAGACTTTCTGTTACCTTTAATTCAACGCCAGGAATATCTTTCCCAGCTTTCAAATCATCGATTAGTTGCTTAGAATTAAGTTTCGGGGCTTGTGATAGCCAATAATCCTTTGGAATAAGTTTTTCATCGATAATATTTTTACTAGCTCCGTTTTTGCGTTTAAAAATATGATTAGTAGCTGTGCGGTAACTATCTACTTCTTGTGTTTCTAACATTTCTTTTAAGTAATCTCTTAATCGATCAGTTAAATTTTGTTTTTGTTTTTTTAAATTTTGAAGTCGTTTAATCTCTTTATCTATGACATCTATGTCACCTAAAGTTTCACGTCTCCAATTGACAATGTTATCTACTTTGACATTCATTTCTGCTTGAATAGAATCTAATGTGTCTTTTAATAATGTTTGGTCTAATTCATCTTGATTAGACAACTCTTTAAATGCTTCTGATAACTCATATAGATTAGCCATCGCTTAACACCTCCCCCGCTAGCATCTTTTTAGCTTTCTCGTATCTAGCCAATATTGTGTTATCGTCATCTACATTGTTGTGCATATTTATTGATGCGACTTTTCCTAAATAGTCATCGCTGTAGTGCCAGACCCATATAACGTTGTACTTATAATCAACTTGATAAGAAGTGCTTTGTACACGTTCTATTAAGTCAATTGCCATTCGTTTAAATTTATGTGGTTTCATATCGCACCTACCATTTCATGACTAAGTTAATTAGTCTGTCATAATCATCTGCGTTTTCTTCAATCCATTCGTAAATAGATTGATTTAATATGTCTAATGCTGTGTATAGATCGTTCTCATTAGTTATGTTTATGCCGTCGATAAACTTATCTTCTAAATCTAAGATATTCACCAGAATGCTGTGGTCCTTCTTCTTAACTGCTAATTTAAAATCAAATCCGTCTACATTAATTACCTTCTGACATACATCGCCTATTTCGTAATACATCTTGACTTCCTCCGTTTTTCGTTTTATATTTAACTTGAATTTTATTTCTTAAATACTTTTCTGTTACTTGTTGGCGCAAGTAGCAGTTTTTTTATTCTTCATAAAAGTATTCTTTATAGAATATGAATGTTGCGATACTTGCGAATCCTGCAATTGACCACGCTGTAGTGAAGTATAGAAACGGCATGAGTACAATCGCTAAGACTGTAAAGCACAGTACTGCTATTAAGTAGCTTTTATAAGTTTTACTCATTTGATAACTCCCTCCTGCCTTAATACTTCATGGATAATTCCGAGCTCGTACATTTTGTTAAACCAATAAGTCGCCATTTCTTCACTCATTTTTAAGCCCTCCTATATTCCATTTTCAAATTTCATTTCAATTTGCTTAATTCTGTATAAAGTAGCTTGTGACGGGAACCAATTAGCAATCATTTCAATTACATCATCGAAATGTTTTTGTCTTACGTTCGTTCTTGAACTCGCGCCAGTCATCTTTTTCACTTCTGAATTAATATCCCTGAATAATTCGCTACGTTGTTTTTGGTTTGTTATCGCATGTAGCCTTTGGATATGTGCAACTCTTTGGTTAATAGTTCTAGTTAAGAAATTGTAATCTCCCGCATCCAGTTTTTGATTTTCTTTCAAATCAATAACATCATCTTTCACGTTTTTAATTTCTTGTTTAGTTTCTTCTGTAGCTTCAAACATTAACCTCAATGCTTGCATCGGGTCGCTAGGTACTTGGTACGCTCCTGTTTTTCTTAAAGTTGGTAAAACTTCCGAAGTTACCCAACGTTTGAACCGCTTCGCATTTTCTAATTTGCTAGAAAAGATTAAACTGTATAGTCCTGATTCGTTGATGATCGTTACATTTCTGTTTTGACCTGCCGTCGCGATTTGCGACGTCAGCTTATCTTCTGCATCAACATGTTTTGACAAAGCATCTCGTCCGTTTGCATATCCTAAAATGTCAGCAACATCTTTCCCTATAAAATATGGTTCTCCATCAACTTCTAATGTCCTTACTGGTAATTCTTCAAAATTAAATGTTTGTAATTCTTGCATAATGTTTATGCTCCTTTCATGTATAATGTTGTTATCAACCTAAGGAGGTGATAAGTATGAAACTTCTAGTTACTTTAAAGGATGGTTCAAAAAAACATGTTTCGGATTTAAAGA